GTGTATTTTTTGTTGTAATTTTACGCCAGTATCACAAAGTATAACTTGTCCTTGTTTATTCTCTACTACTAAATCACTCTTTAACTTATCGATTATCTTATAAGTAATTGCATCCATATCGCAGTATAAAATATTTTCGTGTACTTGCGTTTCAAAACCCGCTTGCACTTGGGTAAATGTTAAAATGTAGTATCTTATCCTATGCCAAAAATCTTGTTTTCGTGCCTTTGAATAGTCTTTTACTTGTGCATACCCTAAATGCTTCAACTCAATATCGACATACTTATTTGCCCACTTATAAAAGTTAGCATAATCATTAAAAGGACTATGATTAGAAACCCAAAAACTATGATACCATTGTGAGTGACTTTCAGGTGTTGGCGTACCACTTAAAAAAATCATAGGTAAGTTACCAAATTTTTCTTTGAATAACTTAGCCGTTACATTTGGCTTAGGATATGCTCCAAATCTATGATGCTCGTCTGAAATAACTAAGTCAAAAGTGGTATCAGTTATTTTATGCATTGATTCATTATTTATAACAAACAATTTAAAATCAAATCCTAAATTTTCATAGTCTTTTTTTATACTTTCAATAGCTTTCTTTTTAGTTAAGAATAAAACATTTTTAGCCCCATATAGAAAAGCCGTGTTTAAAGCCGTTAATGTTTTACCCGTTCTTACTTCCATTGCTAAATATACTATCTTTTTTCTTTGAAGTATATTGCAAGCATCAGTAGATAGTTTTATTTGATAATTTCTAAGTTTATACATAATCAAAAAAGCTAGACATTATTAAAGCATTTTTATAGGCTTGTTTTTTATCAAAATCCTCTTTTAAATTTTTATATTCAATAGGTAAATATTGATAATTATTAAACCCTCTATGCTGGCTATTATCTTTAGGTTTAAATAAACTTATTAATTCATATTCGTAAAACTCTAAATCTCTATTTTCTAATTCTAAATTTATAAAAGAATAACTATCAAAATCCTTTTCTTCGCAATGTGGCTCTCTACTTCCAAATAATCTAGTATAAATACATTGGCTTATCCCAATATAAACTATAATATTATCTTTATATAAAAAGTAAATACCCCTACCATCAGCGTTTGACCTATCTTTTATGCTATGTCTTTTTAATGATATAACACTATTAAATATATTATTAAAATTACGGTATTTTATTAATTGTTTAATATCAAAAGTCGATGTCATCAGTATCATTATTAGAGTTATCAAAATCCTTTTCAAATAGTCCAAACCATTTTAAGCCATTGCTACTTCCTTGCTCAAATTTATATCCTTTATAGGTTGCGTATTTCTGTACCCAAATATTAAATCGGTTACGTTTAAGCCACTTCTCAAAATCCTTATTATCATTTACAAAAGCGTTAAAGTATTGGCTCTTATCGTTTCTTAAGTTAATAGGGAAGTTTTCAAAGTCGATAATCCACTCATAAAAGTCCATATTTGTTTCAGCAATAAACTTACGTAGTTTGATATTTTTAGCATTTTGATTTACTAAACCTGACTTTAAATATAACTGTAAGCAATAAACCATATAGTTATCAAACTTTTGAAAATCTATTAATTCCCACTCATCAAATAATTGCTTTCCAAACTCTTGGTCGGGTGTTAAATCACTTCCATAGTATTGCGCTATCTCTATTTCATGCCGTCTACGGTTATGACTATTTCCTTCGCCTTTAATAGCATAATTTGTACTCATTACTATCTTTGGACTATCGTGAACATTTAGCTTAATAGCGTCCTTATTTTTTCGCTCTAACGTCATCCCTTCGGTTACTAAACTAAACTTATCCTCAAAGTCAAAGTTTTTCTTAACGTCATCAAAAACTAATATCTTAGTGTCTAGGCTTACTGTTTGATAAGCAAAAGACTTCTTGCTATCAAATTGCTTTCCATCGATTATACTTGTGTTTCTTATTTGGCTTAATCCCTGAACAAAAAGACCTTTACCTGTTCCTCCTTCGGGGTTATCACTTATAATCTCATCATTTAATATAACCGCTTTATTATTACTTCTATTCTTATAAGTAGATAGTAAGTACCCAATAGTACACTCAATAGGAAACGGCTCTTTACCTGAAATATTATTTACAAATTTTTGGTAATCGTTATCAAAGTAATCCATTTGTAAATAATCCCTATCTAAAATATGGCTTTCCCAAATATACCCATTAACATCGATGTAGTCTATTAATTTAACCTCATCTTTTGTTACTTCTAATATTCCATTTTTAAAAGCTAGGTAAGAAGTAAATCTAGTATCGGATAACATTATTAAATCAATACTTTCAAGCATTAAAAGAAACTGCTCACTAAATAGGTTTTGATAGTTGGCGCAATAGTTCCAAACATCTAACTCCTTCCTATCCATTAGATAATCAAGTACAAAGTCTTTAATCTTTGAAACGCTAGTTAATTTAACCTTATTGCTATCAATAGAAACAAATTGAGGTTTATCGCTTTCATTTGGGAAGTGCTTTTTAAATCCATTACGTTCTAAAAAATACTTATACTTAAGTGGACTTACTACTATCTTTTCTTTACCCGTTTTTTCGTTTACGATTGAATACCAAAAGTCTTCTATTTCGGATGCTTCCTTTATTTCATCATAAACATCCTCCTCAATGTTGTATTTTTCAAGTACTATCTTTTTACCCTTCTTTAAATCGTTCTTAATCTTATCTATTTGTTGGTAATTCTCAAAATACTTTGAATTAAAAGACCTCCTTTTATATGCAGACTTAATAGTATTTTTAGTTTCTGTTTCTGTAAAATCCCCGTATATTACATTGTTTTGAATATATCCTAAAGCATTTGATTCAGAAACCCCGTACTCACAAAAGGCACTAGCTAAATCAAAAATATAACTATTTCGCTCTCCTTCTACAAAATCCTTAGTCCAATTAAACTTCATTATCTTTTCAATAATTAAGTCCTCATCATTTATTGGTATAAGTGGAACACGCTCCTTCACTTCAAAGCCTTCATCTATTAAAATAGGGTCGTAAGTTTCAGCATCATAGTTAATATAAATATCAGGGTCGTAGCTTTCAAAACAAACCCTATCTACATTGCAGTTAGATTTATCAAAGTAGTCATATTGATACTCACTATTAAAAGCCTTGAAATACTTTTCGTGGGTAATCTTATCCGATTTAGGAATAGATACTACACCCTTTATACCCTTACCACTTGGACTAATAAATAAAGATACAAAGTGTTTATTCTTTTTAAGTTCGTGCAAGTGGTCATACATAACCTCATCACTAGGGTACTTATCAAAATCAACAACCATTAATCCTGAATGATTTATAAGTCCGTCTTTGCTTCGTTCTTTAAACTCACCACCAAATACAATACAAGGTAATTTCTTTTTATGGCTATCCGCTTGCTCTTTAGTTGTAGCGTTTCTAACTTTATCTAGTATGTCTTTAGACTTACCAACTCTAATACGGTCGAATATTTTTTCAAGTGGCACGATGTAGGGAACGTCCTGAGACTTTAAGAGTTCCTTAAATACTGATATTTTTATATCTTTCATAAAGTAAAAAAAATAAACCCCATTACCAGCAGTGGTAGTTGCGTGGTAATGAGGTTCTGTAATAAGTTATTAAATTGGCTACCACTCCAACAATTACAAATATAGTAAATTAATTTAATACTATAACAAATTATATAAAAAATATTTAAAATAAAACTTCGTCCTAACTTCGTCCTTTGTTAAGTATTGATTTTATTAGGTTTTTATATTAAAAGTGCGAAAGTGCGAAGTTATTTTTATTTTTGACACCCCCCTATCAAAATTGTATATTGTTTTTTAACGGGGGGTATAGAACGGATAAAACTTCGCACTTTTGTAAATAGTATATAATAAAAAACCCGCCTTAAATAGCGGGTTAATTTTTTAAAAATCTAAATCGTCATCAATAACATCGTCTTCTATTTCAGGCTCAATAGCATCAGGCTCTGACTTAAGTAGATACGTTTTAAGATATGATTCCAATAAATTGAAACACTCATCTGCTTGCGTGGCTTCGCTTTCGCTTAGTGATTTTAAAAATTTAAATTCAGGTGTTGTAAATTTAACCGCTCCTTTTTTTCCGTCTGTTGCTTTTTCAACAACAATCCACTCATCAGTTAAACGGGATTTATTCTTTTGCGTAAACTCCCCCCACTTTTGAACGGATGCACCTTTTAATTGAATATTTGCTAAAGTTCCGTCCTCAAACATAATATAAATAGATTTTTGGTATTTAGCACCCGCACTATTTACTTTTTCCTTAATGTCTTTGTAAAGACCTTTTGCAATTTCTGTTGAGGTTTTTTCGCCTTTAACGTTTTTGTGATAACACTTAGCCGTTAATACTTCCTTAGAAATGAATTTCACTTCATTTGAAATAATGTTACCGCTTAAGATATCGCTCCAACCTTTTACAGATGCTAATTCATCAAGAACTAAGAATTTAAATGGTAATTCAATCGCTACGTTAGTTTGACTATCTTTGTCATAGTAGCTAAATTTTTTGTCGTTCGACTTCCAACTTAAGAATTTAGTAGCTGGGTTTGATTGTGGCGTTTGAAACGCACTTTTTCTATTACTCATAATATATTTATTTATGGTCTGCAATTACGTTGGGCAAACCTTCCAACTGAATTATGATGTACAAATATAGTAATTATTTTTTACTTTGCTTAACTGTTAGATAAGATTTTCCAATAGATAATTCAGGAAATACTTTTAACTCTCCATTCTCATCAATCCAATATCTAACACCTTCCTCAACAACTGTTTGTACTGTACCTTTTTGGAAACCGTCAAAAGCACTTTGGTATTTTTCTTGAAGTTGTTTTTTTTCAGTTTCTTTTTGTTCAATTTCTGAAATACCCTTGAAACTGTATAATTTTCTACCGTTTACGGCTTTAATTTCATAGCCTAAATATTTACCCCCATAACTTTCTGCTTCTTGGCTAATTTCATTTATACGTGAATCTTCAAAGTTTTTAACTATTTCTAAAATAGTTTCTGCTTCTTGTTTTGCTTTGCGCATTTTAATTAAGGCATCTAAGTTAGATAACTCGCCTTCTTCTGCTTGTGAAGTTGTTTGCAATAACTCTTCTTGGAGTTGCATAAAATAATCTTTCATAATCTTTAATTTTTAGTTTGTCAAATTTACGAAATAAGTAGTTAAGAATGAAACTAAATTACTACTTTGCGTGTCTGTCCGTTAGTCTGTTTATACACAAACTCTTTGTGAGTTTTTACGCTTGCTTTTGCTAGTTGTTTTAGCTTCCAATTTTCTTCTGCTATTGTTAGGTGTTTGTTCATAATTACATAAAATTTAATTTACTTTCTCTTATCTCCCACGTTGTATGAACGTATATTATCTCGGGGTCGAATTGCTTTGATTTATAGTTTATAATTCTGTTGGCTTCGCTTTCGGTATAGTAACGGACTTTTAACGAACCGTTAACATTATGTACCCGATAAGGCAACCTTAACTTTTCTACTCTAAATTGAATAGCGGACTTTGATAGAACCGTTTGCTCCATTAAGTCCTTTGTAGTGTAATATCCGTTTAGCATATTTTAGGCTCAATAACTTCAAACTCATTTATAAACTCTTGGAATAAGTCTTTAGCTTGTTTTAACTCGTTTTCTAAATAGGCGTTACGGTTTTGCAACGCCTCTATTTGTGCTTGTTGTAGTTTTAGTAAATCGTTCATAGTTTTATAGTTATATCTTGGTTAAAAAAATGTATTAAAATCTCTTTGCATTTACTATCATAGCCTAATCCAAAGCCTATGATATTACTTTTGTCTTTAGTTATTTTCATAACGATTTTACAATTTTAATTAGTTTCTCAGTTTTCAAATTTAGTTTTAATTCTTGTCTAGGGGTCAAACCTCCTATAACTCCGAACATTGTTTGTAATTCTTTTAAACATTCAATTTCACGTGATAGCTTTTTTAGCTTTCTTAGTTTAGCGGGGTCTATTACAGTCGCATTCATAATTTTAGTTTTTGTAAGTTTTTAATAATTGTTTCTAAATAGTCGATGTAGTTCATAAGTTCGTCAGGAACATTGTTAACTTGACAGTACATTTCGTAAATTTCCTCTACTGTATACTCTTTTACTTCTTCGTGGTTTTCTGTTGGGTCTATTCCGTAAGCCATTACTTTTTAGTTTTTAAATCCTCGCAAATTTTGTTTATTGCTTTATCGATTTCGGTTAACTTAATTTTTGGTACTCGTCTTTGAAGTCTTATAACTTCTATTCCTTCTCTGTACTTTGGCTTTGCGCCCGCATTTCGTTCGTTTGGCATATTTTAATTATTAAAGTTTAATTTAGTTTTAATTATTTCACCATTTTCAACTATTACCTCAATATTGTTTTTGTAATATTTAGGTAAATTTGTATTTTCAGTCATCATATAGTCTCTATTTGGTAGTTCGTGGTTAGATATTCTATATTCAACTCCATTTTTTGAAAAATAAAGAGAATTAAACAATTTACTTTCTCCTTTTGTATAATCAATTATAGATTGAGTTAATTTTTCGCTTCTATTTAAAAATATTTGATTTTCATTTGCAATTTCTAAAGCTATTTTTAATACTGCATTCATAATTCCTATTTTTATTTGTTGTTATCTGAGTACAAATATACGACCTAATTTGTAACTACAAAATTAATTCAATACTTTTTTATTAAACATAGCTTATTTATATTAATTCTAAATAAGAAACAATACTTTATATAATTAAAAAACCCCTTAAACATTCAGTACCAATACTGCAATATCTAAGGGGCAACTTAACCAAAAACTAAAATTATGAAAATCAAATATACTTCTTATATTTTAAATAACCTAAAGGAATTAATAATAATAACAACCACCACCAATTAAAGCCACTACGCTCGGTATTTTTAACCGATTCTACTCGGTTAATTTGAGTTACTGCTTTACTTTGTGTTTTAACCGCTTTTTGTTCGGTTTGCGCCACTTTTGTAGCTTGGTTAGTAGTTACGTTGTTTTTAACGTTAGACTGCTTTAAAATAGCGTTAAAATAGCTTTTCCCATTTACCACCATTGGCTTGGTATTGTCAATAGGTTGTAGGGTAACTTGTTGGGTACTTGATTGGTCTAATACCTGTACATTACTATCTACGTTTGTAACGGTCTTACTACTATCAACTGTCTGCGCTTGTGCTTCGGTTTTGGTTGTTTCGGTAACGTTTGATTTTTGTACTTTCCTTGCAGAACATCCGACTAAAAAAATAGCGGATAAAATTATTAGTTTAGTTTTCATTTGTATGTAATTTAATCATTTTAGAATAGAAGTTAAATTTATGCCCGTCAATATAATAATAACATTGATTAGGATTAATCATTTGCACACTATCACAATATATTGTACTTGCAGTACTCCAATTATTGTCTTCACTACTCTCTAATATAAATGCTCTTTTATTTATTATTTCTATTTTTTCCTTTTTACAACTACTGCAAAGAATTAAAACCGTTATAGCTATTCCAAGCCATATTAAAATACTGTTTTTTTGTGGGTTATTTAGTGTCATATTTCTGTTTTAAAATTTTTCTAATTATGTTATTTACTGATTCTTTGTTGATGCCTCGATTATAGTTAAACCTTTGCACTCGGTTAATTCTTTGTAGCGGTGTTAATTTATTCATTACATTTTTTTATTAAGTAATACCATAGCCAAATTATTTTTGACCTTATTAGTTCGTATATCGCAAATATTATAATATATTTCATTAAAATATATAATCGTTTAAAGTTTTTATTTTATCGTAATAGTTGAAATGTACAAACCCACTTATTGAGTTTTGAAAATTTGTTTGCACCCAATTAGACGGCGGACTGAAAGCGGGGAAGTTTTGATATTTGAAATGTTTACTTGTGCTATTGTCAAATATATATTGATGGCTATCCCCTTTACTAAACTCAATATCGTAGCCGTGTAATTTATTTTCGTCGATATAGTTTTTAATTTTCTCTATTTGGTTAGCATCTAAAACTGGTTTAAATCCAAATTTAAGACTTTTATCGTCTTTTCCGTGAGTTAGTATAAAACATTTATTATCGTGGATGTAATGGTCTATAAACTTGCGTTGATTAATTACCTTTACATTATCTGGGTATTTCAATTCTATGTAAGTCTTAAATGCACTATTAACTACATAACCGAAGCTACCTGCGTGGTTATCATTACAAATGTTTACTACTTCAATTTGCGCAAATCGTTGTATTAATGCGTCGATTAATTGTATTTTAAACCGCAAACCCGTATCAAAGGCTTTTTGATTATCCATATTTTGGGGTAAACTATGCCCTCCTCTAGTTGTTAAACCATCCCAACCGTCCATAAAATCGCCTAACTCGTGAATGATTAAGGTAGTGCTTTTTTGATTTGCTAAAGTATGGTTAACCATAAATTGTAATCTCTTTTCTAGTTCGTTCTCATCCCATACACCACCGTATAAGCTAAACCCGTCGGGGTTAACATTCATACCTATATGAACATCTGTAAAAACTAAACGGTCAAATAAGGCTTTAACCTGAAAATCTTTATTATGAATTAAGGCTATAGGCTTAATTTTATCTTTAAATATTGATAAAAAATCTATTTCCTTTTCGGGTTCTGTTTCAGGTTCTACAAAGTTAGGGTTTTTTACAAATAAAGAAGTATGTTTGTCTTTTATCCAAAGGTGTTTAACATTTGTATTTGCAACGTCTAGGCTATTGGTTGCACTATAAACGCCCTCGTGTAAGTCTAAAATAGCTTTATACTTTCTACGAATATAAACTGAATATGCCTTACGTTGGTCTGCGTCTAAACCTTTGATAACTTTGTCAGCTATTGTTCTCCAACTACTACTATCAATTAACTTTTGATTTTCGCTAAGAATAAGTTTTAGCTTATCATCGTAATCATTCCATTTTGATAATACCATAATTTTAATATTTTAGTTTATCAAAAATAATTAAAAAATGTAATACTTAAACTATTAGAGTATTATTTAGAATTATTATAAATAGTGGAATTAAATAACATTAACGCATTTATGCAATAATAAAGTTGGATTTACACCGCATTTATACCCTATATGATAAAAAAATGCAATTTTTTATACATATTATACCCTATAGGTATAAATTTTATACATAAAAAACCACTCCGAAAAGTGGTTTAGGTAGTTGCCCTTAACTGTGACACATTATAAAGAGGTGTTTAAGGTACTGTCTTTGTAAAGATACTAAATTTTAGTAAAATATAATGCGCTTTCTTTTATCCTTCTATTTGTTAACCCTTTCATAATGTTTCCGCCTTGCTTATTCCACATTAAAAAAGCCTTAGAAATATTTGCATCGTTAGGGTTATTGTTTACCAATCTTAATACAGTTGATACCTTAAAAGCATTAATTCCTATGTTATAGGCTAGGCTTACAAGTGCATTGAATTGATTTTGGTTTACTTCTTTGGTTATTAGCTTACTTACTTTTAACGCAAAAGCACCAGCTAAAACCATAAGCAATTCTAACGCTCGTTCTTTTGTAATTGTTGGGTCTGTTATCTTTACTTGTTTACCGTTATCGTAGAACGTAGAACCATAACCAATAGTAACTATTCCTTTTTGCTTTTCTAATTCCGTAGCGTAGTAAGGCTCTAATCGTAACCCCTCAAATGATGCTATTAATAACACCCCGTTTTCGTCTAGTTTCATTTAGCAAATACTTTAACCGTTATACTTATAATAGCCAATATCAAGCCTCCTATAACAAATTTAGCTTGTCGTAGATATACGTTTACTTCTTGTTTAAAGCTATGCAATTCGTCTAGTTCATCTTTTATTTCTTTCACTTCTTTAACCATTCCTCCCTTATTAAAATCATTACCTACTAAAACATTTTTAATATCAATTAATATCGCTCTGTCTTCCAATCGATATTTTTT